TTTGACTTGCTTTGTCACTTTGGTTGCCGCCTACGAAAGTATACACACCCGGCGACGGTGAAGTGTATATAAAGTTAACATGACTATAGTTCCAAACTACGATGTCACCTGGTTGTCCGTCTGATATCGGAACAGGAACACCACCATATACGCTTGTTTTATCTCTAAAGTCGTATGCTCTAGCACTTTGCATATACTGATAGCCAGTTCTTTTTAGTACCCAATTACAAAATCCTGCACACCAAGGTGTTTGGTCAGTCTTCCAATATGATGTGTCTGGGAATCCTAGTTCTTTCCATATACCTATAATGTTTCCATTACTAGGATCAACAGTTTCGTCCCATTTATTTGCTGCTGCTTCGTCTAGTAGTTGTGTTAAGAAACCTGGTATACCATCTGCTGCTGCTGTTGAATTGGCAGCACTTGCATCAACTAGTGGTGTTGTTGTTCCAAGGTCATCAACTCCTGCTGCTGGAGCACCTTCATACTTTACTGGAACTTGATTCTCTGCAATAGTGCCGTTGGCTTGTCCACCGCCTGTTGCACCTACGTCTGGTGGATTTTCAATTGCTTCTTGTATAACTGCATTAATTGCTGCTGCCTGTGCTGGCGAAAGTATAATAGGTGGTACATACCCTTCGTTAGCCCAAACATTAGAAGAACCTGTTTCTGCGTTATTGGCTACCCAAGAATCATGTCCTCTTGTTGCATCGCCCTTGCGATGAACTTTGATGTTGTTCGCGAACACATTAGGAGATCCTGCGTCTGCTGGATCACCGCATTCAGTCTTATCATCTATTCTAACTGTTTTCTCGTTGTTGGTAAACACATTCGGCGAACCATCTACATACACTGTTTGATGAAAAGGGTTCGGTGTAGGACTTGAGTGTCCTTTGTGCTTGTCTACGTTTGTTCTTACTACTTCTGGCATACAGGTATTTACCTATACTACTGAAGAGCGATACCGGTAGTCGTTTGAGTATATTGTTTGCTGATGTTTTCTTCTGTCTTAGCGACACAACTTACTGAACTTGCTTTAAGCAAGAACTTACCGTCTGGCGATACACTAAACATAAATGGTGCAAGTCCTAATCCTTTTTGCTGTGCAATAAGAACCATTGGCTTGTGCAATATATAATGTGTTTCGTTTTCTTCTTCTAAACGTCCTACAATTTCTTCGCCTGACGCAAGTTTAAAGGAGACATTTTCGCCTACCTTATATGGTGTTTCAATTAACATATTTTTATCCTAATGAGTGTCCAGTGCCGTTATAACCAGTATCTTCAACGTATTTGATTAATTCGTTGTATCCACCAATCTTTTCGCCACGAACAGTTATTTGTGGGAATGTACGTGCTGTCGGGAACTTTTCAAAGAGTTGTTCACGAGTAAAGTCTTCGTCTAATTGTTTGTAGACAAATTCAAATTTGTTTGATTCACAAAATTGTTTTGCTCTATCACAGAACGGACAAGCGGGTTTTCCGTATATTTCTATCATGTTTTATCCTACGTAAATAGTTTCTTTCTTCTTATTAATTACCTTTACCATGATAGCACCAGCGTTCTTCTTGGATATTGCAGCATTGATAGCCGTAGCTTCAGACCCGTATGAACCATATGTAGTCCATGCTTCTAGTGGGGAATGTCTTTTAAACTGCACTCTGAACATACTATTACTTATCTAAAGTTGGAAACCTTCGAAGGTCTTCTCATCAACATCTTGCTTAACGCCGCCAATAATATAACTTTCGATTTCAGTTTCTTGTGGTGCAACTTGTAGTCCTGAGCTAGATAGCCAGTGTTGTGTCCAAGGTAAAGGATTTGTTGTTAAAGGACGATCATAAATTGGTTCAAGTCCTAATGCTTTAAGTCTCTTGTTAGCAATAAACTCTACGTATGCATGTAACAAGTTTGCATTAAGTCCTACAATAGAACCTTTTTCAAACAAGTAATCTGCCCAACGCTTTTCTTCTTCAACACAAGTTTTCCACATCTCATATGATTCTTCTTTACACTCTTCTGCAATTTTAACAAAGTCTGGATCATCGTCTCCTTTTGCCCAATGCTTTAGAATGTGTGTAGATAAGTTTAAGTGTGTTGCTTCATCACGAGCAATAAGAGAAATAATCTTTGCAGACCCTTCCATTTTCTTTAGCTCGCCAAATGCAAATGTACATGCAAATGAAACATAAAAACGTAAACCTTCTAAGATATTTACTACCATCATTGCTTTGTACAATTGTTTCTTAACTTCGTATTCAGAACCTTTACCTTTGTGAAAGAAGTTTACTGCCATATCGTAAAACTTATCATACTCACGAGATACACTTTCTGCTCTTGCAATAATTTCTTTGTCATCTAAGATAGTATCAAAAACTTCTGCAGGATCTGCATAAACATTTTTTACAATGTGTGTATAAGAACGACTGTGAATAGTTTCTTGAAAGTCCCAACATACAATACATGATTCTAATTCTGGATTAGAACAGTAAGGTAAAAAGTTTAAACAAGGTCCACGTCCTTGCACACTATCAAGAAGTGTTTGATATTTTAAGTTTGAAGTAAAGATGTGCTTCTGTGCATCTGTAAATTCTGCATAGTCGCCTCTATCTTTTTGTAAGGAAACTTCTTCAGGTCTCCAAAAATAACCAAGCATGGTCTGGTTAAGTTTGTCGTACTCCGGGTAACGGAATACGTCATAGCGTTGTGTATTTTGATCTTCACCAAAGAACATATACTGTTTTGTGAAGTCTACTTTATTACGATTAAAAACTGTTTTTGTCACTGTGTCTGTTTCCTCTAGATATTACACGCTTCGCATTCTTCACCTTCAAGTTCTTCTACAGGTTGTAGATCACCATTCATGTGCGAATGTCCATTCATTTCAACTTTTGGTTCTTCAACTTCATCGTCACCTTTGAAGTCGTATGTGTTTTGATAATAACTTGTTTTCCAACCTAACTTATAAGTTGTCAACATGTCCTTCATCATTACGCTCAATGGAACTTCATTGTTCTCAAATTGCGTAGGGTTATATGACCAATTACCACTAATGGATTGATCAAAGAACTTTTGCATTACTGCAACAACATTAATATAGCCATCGTTACTTGGCATGTCCCATAATAAAGTATAGAAGTTCTTTAATTGACTATACTGCGGAACAACCTGTTTAAGAGGCCCTTTCTTGGACTTCTTAACGGACAGGTATCCTCTAGGTGGCTCAATACCGTTTGTGGCATTCGACACAACGGAACTGCTCTCTGAAGGCATCTGTGCGGACAATGTGCTGTGCCGTAAACCGTACTTTTTGATGTCCTTGCGAAGATCAGTCCAATCATATTGTAGTTTTGTTTTTACAACTCCATCAATGTCTTTTTTGTATGTATCAATCGGTAAGATACCATCAGCATATTTAGTACGATCGAAGTATTCACAAGGTCCACGTTCTTGTGCAAGTTCATTACTTGCAGCCAGTAAGTAGTACTGGAATGCTTCTGTAAGTTCGTGTACAAGTTTCCATGCTTGTGGATCATCATACTTAACTTTATTCTTAGCAAGATAGTGTGCAAGTCCAATGTAACCAATACCTAAACTACGTCTTGCTTTTGTGCTAATTTCTGCTGCCTTAACAGGGTAACCTTGATAGTCAATAATTTCTTCTAATGCTCTAACAGCAAGATCACATAACGGCTCAAGTTCTTCTAGTTTGTTAATCAAACCTACATTAATTGCAGAAAGGATACATAACGCAATCTCACCATTGTCATCATCAATATGCTGAATAGGTTTAGTTGGAAGTGTAATCTCCTGACACAAGTTACTCATGTAAACTGGCTCTTTAAATGAACTGTGTGAGTTACTATGGTCAACATTCATAATATAGATACGTCCTGTTTCTGCACGTTCTTTTAGCATGTTACCAAACAACTCTTTTGCACTTACTGTTTTCTTTCTAATAGATGTTTTACGCTCTGCCTTTTCATAAAGGTCTTTGAATAAATCATTATCTCCTGAATAGAAAGCATCATATACTTCTGGTACTTCATGTGGCGAGAAAAGAGTAATGTCTTGACCGGCCAATAACCTTTCATAAAATAATTTGTTGATCTGGATTGAATAATCTAGTCTACGTACACGATTGTCTTCAGTACCTTTGTTATTTTTTAATACAAGGATGTCATCAATCTCATAATGCCATATAGGGAAATGGGTAGTTGCACTACCACCACGTACACCGTTTTGTGTACAACTTCTTACTGTTGATTCATATACTTTTAGAAATGGGATAACACCTGTGTGTGCTACTTCTCCGCCCCTGATCTTTGAATTAATCGCTCTCGTACGACCCGAGTTAATACCAATACCTGCTCGCTGAGCAATATAATAACCAATAGCGGTATTGCTACTAAAAATACTAGGCAAAGTATCGTCAACATCAACCAATACACAACTAGCAAACTGGCGGATTGGAGTACGAACTCCCGCCATGACTGGGGTTGGGATATTGATTTTAAAAAGGGAGGTCGCGTCATAATATTTCTTTACATAGCTCAGTCTTGTTTCTTTAGGATAGTTTGCAAACAACGTTGCCGCAATCATCATGTACATGAACTGCGGAGTTTCGTATATGTCGCCATTACTTCTATCCTGACACAAATACTTATCCACAACTTGACGAAGACCTGCATAAGTAAAATCTTCATTACGGTCATGCTTTAACCATGTGTTCATTTTCTTTAATTCTGTATCGGTATACTTTTCTTTAATAGCAGAGTCGTATACACCACGCTCAATATTTCTATCAATTATTGTAGAGAGAGAATCATGTTCATACTTCTTGTATACTTTTTTATGTAGTCCATACAACAACAACCTTGCTGCCGCATATTGATAGTTAGGATTTTCTAACGAAATAAGATCGTTTGCGCTCTTAATTAAAATTTCTTGGATTTCATCGGATGACATGCCGTCGTAAAACTGTAAGTCAGCGTTCATCTCGATCTGTGAACTACTAACGCCGGCAAGACCATCACATGCTTCTTCGACAACAAAGTGCATTTTATCTAAATCTAAAAGCTCTTTGGTACCGTTTCTCTTTGTAATGTATATATCTTTGCTCATGTTTCTCTCGTTTATTTTGTGTACAGAGGTATTTAGTTTTAGTCCCTACAAATGTAGGATCTTAGTGGCTAAATTTAATACCAGTGGACTTTCTATAGTATTTGTTTAATTGTACAGTCAGATGCTTCGTTGGACAAGAAAAAAATTTATTTTTCTTAGCCATTTCTAACTAAACTCCGTACTGAATGTCGAACGACAGAGACCCTGTAGCGCCTGTAGCAATTGGGTTCTTGTAAGACAGTACGATAGTGTCGGTTCCGCTATCTGTGTCGTTGTCACGCAGAGCAGCGGAAAATTCAAAACCCGTCATAAGTACACCACCTGTTGATGCTGTGCTTGTGTCGGAGTATTCGTAATTATCTGAAATTGATAACTTAGAGATATCATCACCGATCGTAATGTGAACTGAACCCCTACGAACATGGTTTGCAAGTCTTAGTGTGTAGTTGACTTTCATAAATGCGTTAAGTGCTGAAAACACTGCAACAGGTCTAAAACTGTCAGTTGTATAAATCTCTGAATAGTTCTTGTCAGTAAAACTAGTAAAGTCACTACCTTGCACTTCTGCAATGGCTGCTACAGTTTCTGTGTTCACAACACCTGCGTCTTGTTGTCTATCACTCGTACACTCACGGACTACGTTGTTTCTACTTTCACCAAACTCAACAATAGTTGAAGTTGGATTTGCAGATGATCCTGTGTTGTTACCACAACTTACAAAATCACATCTACTAATTTTTGTACCGTATCCATAGTTTGCATTGAATGCTTGTTTGGCAATC